CTATCACATACTATATTCTAGTGTGCGATAGAGACGGGTCTTCCACCCGTCCCCTTCGACCTGACCCGCAACGGGCCAGACCGCACGTCCGAAGGCCAACTTTGCCATGCGAGCATTGCTAAAAGCAAGTCTCTCACAGCTTAGAAAGCCTCTTAGATCGGACACCGGAGGTATATCCCAAGATAGGGCTAACCTACGGACCCAAACGACTCGCCCACCCCCTTGCCGGGGAGTGAGTTCGCCGTCCCTAAATTCGCCTCTAGTCACCGCTACTAATAACCCCGAAGGGTTATATTCCCGGTGACTCTGGCCTCTTGGAACCCAAATGGACGTCTCTTTAAGTCTAATGATAGAACGCTTTGTCACACACGCCTTATAGACGCGTATGCCGCTGCGTGAATATCTTTTCGACTTACTGGAGGCCATCCACTCAGGAACCTTGAAACCAGCATCATCCGCTTCCCAAATGGGGACAGGGTTAAACCTGGCCTTCTTTAGGAGGTATTGCGCTGTACGTGGGATGCTAAACCCGTGTACAGATGCCCAACGGATGAGTTTGTTGAAGGCGACGTAAGTGTCCTGTGGACCGTCTAGGTGACGAATGTACACCGGACGGACGAAGTGACCCTTATAGAAGTCACTCCCACAAGACTCACGGAACGGTCCCTCAAAGAAGGACTTGTCTGCATTGACGGTAAACCCAAGCAACTCCAGTGCTCGGAGGACACGTTCGTAGACCTTTCGGACTACAATAATGTCATCTCCAAACACTGAAAAGTTGGGCTCGCCGCCACATACGTTCAGACGGGGAATACCCGCCTGTTCATATGCTGCAGCAACGATGCAGCTGAACAAAAGCGTCTGCAGTGGGAATGTAAAACCATTACCCATAGTAGAAACCATGTTCAACTCGACACGAGAGCCATCAGGAAGCCTTGTTACGGGCGACCTGAGGGAGATGAGGAGCTCATACACCCATTTCGGGAGCATGAACTTTAACATCTTCAGGGACATAGAATCAGAAGCAGACTCCAAGTCGATTGTGCAGAAACGATTCTCATCGTATCTACGCTTCTCAACAAAGGAATCGAACTCCTGGTCTATGGAACCTAATCGTGCCATCTCACGGTTAACCTCAGCCACGGTCGACAAGTCAATTCCGAAGAATTGACTCAAACGCTCGCGGATGATGTTTCCCAATCCTAGCTGATACCACATGTTTAGTGTGGGCTCAGTGCAGATTGTTCGTGAGATATCGACGTTCTTAGGTACGCATGATGTGCGGTTACCTTCTACGACCGTAGGACCTCCCATTGACCTGAGCCGTTGATCTTCGGCTATGAGCCAAGAGGGAAGGTTTGCTATGGAACGTCTGTACGATGAGTACAGCTCTAGACTCGTCACCGTTAGCTTAGAGGAAAACATCTTGGTATAGAAGTCTCCTCCTCGACCTAAGAGGTTAGCACCCGGACCTAGATCACCCTTAATGAAAAGGGAGTCGAAGGACGGGACTAAGAGCTCGCCTCCCGGATGAAAGAAATTGTCTAAGTACTTTTTTACAGTACCGACCAGTTCTTCATCCCAGGAGTTAAGTCGATCAGTGGCGATTTCCCAAGCACCAGCAGTGTTATTAACTGCCAGAAACTTAGATATAGCTTTGGCATCCGCCTCAGGATTAGGGTCTTCAAATTTCTTGAAGACGCTTCCCAAGAGCGTTGTTAGGGCGATATCCTTCGGATCACAGAACGGACTTTTTTTGTCCGCTAAGGGATCTGAGGGGAGGTCTGAGCGAAGGCACGAAAGAAGCACTTGCCGATTAACACCGGACATACTGTTCTCCCGTTGAAGCCATTGTTCAGATCAGATTGGTTTTTAACCCAATCCGCCTAAGCCGGGTCCAGGCAGGGACACGAGACCGTAAAGGTTCCCGAAGTACCCTACCAGAAACCAGATTAGGCGTTTGATCAGATCGTCTTTCGAGAATTTCTGCATGACGCGTATCCTTAAAGGACACCCGTCACAACAGAGTCCCCGATTCCTGCCGATGAGGCAGAGACGGTCCCGAACAACAGCGACAACGCCGCTCGGACGCTCTCCGGGTCGTAAACATCAGCACCAGCCGGGATATCACACGTGAGTGTGAAAATCGCCGTAACTGGAGCCTGGTTTGCGGCCACGTTGACGCCCTTGCGAACAACAATCTTCGCAACGTTGCGAGGAATGTTGTTGATCACCCCCGTCGCGGGATTCGGAACTCCGAGGGTCTTTGGGACCGCCGGACGAAACATCGCGATGGTGAACGGTTGGCTCATTGCATGAGCCTCGACACCGGTCTGGGTGCCCCCCAATGCAGTCACAGCGTACTGTTTCGAATGAGAAACAGGCGGAGTGTCTGCAGAAAGGGTGTACGTCGGCGAGGTAAGGCCCGTTTGGGCCGAACCGGTAACCGGCGAACTCGGCGAAAAAGCCATATGTGTTGGCCTCTAGATTAGGGGTTAACATCGACACAAGACTTTTAGATCCTCGAGATTGTTTAGGCCTCAAGTCTATCGTCTCATGCCTTTGGAAGCTACTAAGGCACCAATATTGAGATACTTCTTGTAGTTCTTCATCCCAGGTATTTCTAACTGGAACGAAGGCAACGAGAGGTTCGCATTACGGGTCCTACGTATGTACTTCCTGCGTATTATAATCGAAGATGGGAAGAAGCTGATCCTCTTTCTAGCAAGATCGACCGGCCACGGTTGGGCGTTGTTTACGCTAAACGTCATACGGGAACCATCCCGTATATTCGTGTTAACGTAAGCCCTACTGCACCAGGCAATGTCGCTTTTTGGAAAAGCAGCTGCTTCGATTAAGTCACCAATATTGGTGAAGTAATCTACAAGAAATGAATAGGGTATCCACTCCCAAAGAGCTGGCGCAAAGTCACGGACGCGAACGCCCGTTTCTTCAGCCAGACTCGATGTAAAGGTGTCTACCCTACATCTCACGGCACCGTAATACCTCACGGCTGTTTCGGTGGAGGTGTGAATCTCCGTCCTAACAGAGCCGAGACGCATCGAAGAGTTAGCGAAGGAAATAACAGGGCTAGTTTGAGCGTGCTCTTCAGCACTCACAAACTTGCGGGCCTCTCGGTCCGCGAACCCGTTATACGCCTCCACGCCACTTCGAATGTCAGATATAAGCGGAAGCCAACCAAATTGTGCTTCGAGCCAACTATCTGACAGAGCGCGGTTCGCAGCAGCAGCCTGTCGATCAGACAGATCTGATGCACGCGTACCGCGGGGGTCCCGTCCCGTCGCACGTTTTATGCGACGGCGGGCCACTGCACTATAATCGTCAATAGACTTTCGTAGTGCACTCGCAGGGTTACGGATAGTGCGAAGTGTGTCAGCAAGCTCAGCGAGAACAGTTGCCCCCCGAAGGGAGCCCTGCGCATCGCGAGCCTTCTTGAACCACCGCGCCTTTGCCTTACCATCAACGATCGCGTCAATTGTTGTAGAGGGATTGGTAGGTAGCTGAACGTCAGAAAAGCCATCGTTCAAGAAACCGCTACGCATTTCAATGCCATAGCGGGATCCAGGAACGACGCCAACTGGCGTACAAGCAACCCAGGTCTCCATTGACCCGGCTACAAATGAGACTTCTGTGAACGTAACAGTTCTATCAGTTGTCGCATTTCTACCTAGAGCAATATCACGGCGCCACGAAGGCCTCTTTGTTTCAGAGATCACGTTCTTGCCGGCAAGGATCGACGACGACCTGATGACTGTACCCAAAGGGGTCCAGGTCAAACAGGAAGAAATCGAACCGCCGACTCGTTCGAGAGTCTCTGTCCCATAAAGGACTTTAGTGTACTCCATGAATTACACCTTAACAACGTTTAACGCGCCCACGATTTCGCGGGCAGAGAGACTGAGCGATGTTTGGATGCACCACTCATCTTCTCCATTTGGAGCGCACGCTAAAAGCTAGCCCTCAGGAGTAAGGCCTCGAAAGAAGCCAAAATCCATCTGGGTCGGCTCATGCGAGCACAAACGATGACTAGGCCCGGGTAGAACGTACATACTGAACGTCCCTTTCGGGATGTCCAGAGTTATACGCACACGCCGGTACCCTGTCTTCCCTTGCGGGTCGACAGTCCGGACACATGCGAAAAACCGCATCTTCATGCTATGTACCTCCTATCTTGGGTTGCTCATCATAGGGAACCCCCCGAAAG